ATACCGGACAAACCAGACATACCACTCTCCAATGCTTGCATCTGTGCAGAAAATCCACTTAAATCCAATGTTTTTAACTCACCCGCTAACGCTGGCAATTTTCTCAAAGTGTTTATCGCCTTTGAAAAACCGGATGAATCGCCAGTAAACTGGCTCACTCTTTTGAACGCATTTCCGAATCTGTCTAAAGCCTGTATGCCCTGGTTAATATTTTTTAAGCCGTTAAGGGATTCCTTTAGCTTATTTAGATTGTTTGCCACCGTAGAAATTTTACCGTTCTGTTTGAGTTTTACCAACGAATCCGCTAACCTATCAATATTAACCGCCGCAGTTCCCGCAGAACTTCTTATTTGAATATCTAATGAATCTATGGTAGTAGACACTGTTTTCCACCTCCCTTAATTTCGATATATCACCCCGTCCTCACCGATTACGCCTCCGAATGTAACTGTAATAGTGTAAACCTCGGAATTATAAATTGTCGGCGTGGAAGTGTAGGATTTTGCAAATAATCCTAATTCCATCATTTTTTCATCAACAGTTTTGTATATTTTTCGTGCTTCTGTTCGCTTACCTTTTTCGGCATTGCTGAACACTTGAACACGATATACAACATCTGCATATTTATTCACCTTCGCACTATCTAAGTGAATAGGAATATTTGAAATTTCATCAATAGTTACTGTTGGAAACTTTGTAGGAGTTTTCACATATTCACCTATCACTTGAATACCTTTATATAAAGAACGAAGGTGTTTCGCAACAGTATTGAATATTTCATTCGAAAAATCTATCACTGTCTGAACACCTCCTTCGCTATAATCAAAACTTGTTCTGTTATCGTCTGTACGGCATCGTACATGGCCTGTGCCGGTGGATTTCCGTATGTATGTTCTCCACCCGGAATATACCAGCCTTTCGGATTATCCCAGTTGCCTTTTCCGTCCGGATATGTACCAGGACCAATACCAAATTCTCCGGCTTGCGGATGTCCGTAACCGTGTTTTGCACCGGAACCAAATTCAATAAATGCCACGCTTTCGCCCTCGGCATAAATCGTTGCAACGCTACCGTTATCATCCACGCGGACAGTAACATCGTTCGTGCCGGTGTAAATTGCTGTACTAAATCTTATGGAAGCTACGGTAGCTCCCAACGCAGCTAAGCGTTGTCTTAATTCCTTTTCCTTTTCTTCCACCCACGCTTTATACTTTCGTACTTCCTTTATTGCGGCATCAATGCTTTTATCAGTTAAATCAACAGTAATTCTTTTAGCCACGCGGTGACACCTCCCGCAGCGCTACCAAAAATCCATTTTTGCTATCTGCTATTTTTGCTACTGTGTAATTATTTTCGTCAGGCGGCTCTACACCAAACCATATTTTATCTCCCTCGCTAAAGGGGCATTTTGTCATGCTTATTGTACGACTGTATTCTGTGTGAGCACCAAACACTTCTACCACTTCTTCGCCAACATTGGCACTTATATTTGCTTTCAACAAAACCGGTTCACCCCAGATTGTCTGTGTTTCCAATGTGTCGTTGCCGTATTCGTCGTAAATGGGTTCTGTGCCTACTACCGTAGCATAGTAAAATGGCCTTTGATTTCTAATCAGACTGCGCATCATTCCACCCCGCTTACGTCAAATGTATTTTCTTCACCATCAACCGGTGTTAAAATTACCTGGTTTTTAGAAGATAAACCATCCGTAATCACGCTTCCGCAATTCGGTACTACCTTCTTTAACAATGCGCTAACTTCGGGCCAACTACGACTTATGCCGTTTTCACTATGGCTTGTCTGTCCCTCCGCTCCGCGCTGCGTATACAATTCAACTGCAAGCTGAATCTGTATTTCCTCATAGCGGAGCGGGACAGTTTTGGTATCATCATAGCCGAAGGGGTACATGCGATTTAAGATAAGCGACGCAGCGCGCGACAGCAAACGGTCCAAAGTAGCTTCGCTCTCTGTGTCCGGTGCAATATCCAGCGCAAGTGCTTCTCTTTTTTCGGTATCAGTCATGTTGCTCCCCTCCCATGTTTTTGTTTATAGACAATGCTTTTGTCATAAACGTAGCCTTAATTTTCTCAACTTTTGCTTTTTGTTCTCGTTCCTTGCGTTCTTCAATCTCGTTTCGAGTTATAGGACGCGGCTCTGCGGGATATTTGTTTTTATTACCCTTAGAGAACATGTTCCCCACCGTAGAAGTTAAAGCATCGGCAGTGTACATACCATTAAGCCATAATTCTTCATTCATTCTACGACGGCGAATTTCATCGGCTTTTCGATATGCACTCGCAAGCATGGGTTCTTCCTCCCAAAATTCTTTATAAGTCATACCGATTGCCAAGTAATAAGGAAATACTTCCTTAAAAATTTCTGTGTAAGTTTTGGGCGGTTCTTCGTTTACTTCACTACCACCCAGACTGCGTTTCCCCCATCTTCCTTTTCGTCGGTCAATTCGGAAAGCGTTTCTGCATATGCTTCCATGAGCGCATCTATCAAGCCTGTCTTATCTGGACATTCAGTATATATTTCATCAACCAACGCTCTCTTGATGCCTCTGTGATTTTTAGCAAACGCGCCATAAAACAACATAGGTATCATTGTTACGGGTTTTGATGAAATTTCTTCTAAAACAAATCCCTGGCTTTCCAACATGCGGACGCTCTGGCGGTTATACTCCAATGTGTAGTCCTTTTCCTTGTAATTCAGTGAAATTTTACTCATTTTGGCGTTCTCCTCATTAAAATATTTTTTTATTTGTGGGCGGGGTAAAACCCGCCCATTTCGTTTTTAAATTCACGCTGCTGCAAATTCTACTGCTGTAGATGCTGCAATGTTGATGGTAAATTCGATAACTTCATCCACGCCCTTGCCAGGTACACCGCAAGTATGCTGGCCCTGCCATGTGAACTTGGAACCATCGGAAAACTCTAAGCTGTAATACAAAGCTGTATTAGCCAAGTCATTAACAGCAGTAAAGTCGGCCTTGGTATAGTTACAAGTAAATGTAAGCATATCCGAAGAACGAATACCGGGGATGTTTGTCACTGCTTCGTCGGACAGTGTGGTTGTTTCAAGCATGTTGGGTTCGCCGATAAGGTCGGGAAAATCCTTAATGTCAACAACTTTTTCGAGGTCTGTTGCGCTTTCACCCATTTTAAGTGTTACACCTAATGTACTTATAGCCATAACTCGTTACCTCCTTAATCACGCGCCAAGAGTAATCTTAACGGCCTTTGTTGCGTCTGTAAGTGCAGCAAGATAATACTTACGGCTCCAAATGGTGTTCTCACGTGTATCTTTGTCACGCGCCTGTTCAACCTCGGTGCCGCGCTTATTAAACAGTGTTACTGCTTCGCGAGTACCACCTACGATGGTGTTTTCAACGGCATCCTTCTTGGTGTAGAGGTTCCAGCCGGCGATAGTACCTACGTAACCATTCTTAGCAAACGCTTCAACATACTTAAGCTCGTCTTTCAAAGCCTTACGAACTTTTGCCATATCCTTGGGATTTACAAAGGCAAAAAGTCCAAGTCCTTCGAGGTTCTCTACGTTCAAGAGAGCCGCAGCGTCTGCAAAGCAACCGAAATCAGGTGCAGAAGTGCTGTGTGTTATGGTAGCCTTGTTAAACTCTGCGAACACATCAGCGTTTACAGTGTTGAACATATCAACTGCCATGTGACGAACACCGGTGGTTACAACCATAGGATCGGTCATTTCCTGTTCGTCATAATACTTGAAGCGGTTCTGTGCCAAGAGAATTCTATATTCTTCTGGTGTGTAATCCACTTCAATATTCTTGGAGTTACCAACACCCATAGCAAGCTTCTCGGTGCCGTTTGTTGCTGAATAAACATTGATTTTCTTAACCATACCAGGAACACCAGTTAAGCTATTGTCAACTGTGCAGAACTGAGCAAGGTCAAGCATCGAATTGTACTGGTCCTCGATTTCGTTAGCGAGGACGAAATTGTCATAGATTTTATGTGCCATTTTTTATTCCTCCTTGTATGAATAAAATTCCTTATATGCTTCCGGGTTTTCCGTAGCAAATTTCTGTTTTTCGGCCAAGGACATTTTTGCAAAATCTTCCTTGGTTGTTTTCTTATCTCCATCACCGGCGGGAGGTGTCGGCGTTAATTTCAGCATTTCAGCTTTGAGTGCTTTTTCGCGGTCTGCTAAGAATTTTGCGTGATTCTTAAAGACGGCATCCATATCACCGGTAGCAGAAGCCTTGGCGGTAGCAGTAGCAAGTTCCTCTGAATAACCAATGCCCATCCAGCGTTTCGTTAAATCCGTTATTGCTTTTTCCTGGCGCAAGGTTTCAAGTTCTGCTTTCACTGCGTCCATTTCTTCCTTCTGCTGAGCTGCTTTCTGCTCGTCCTGTGACATTTTCTCACGAAGCTGCTTTTTGTAATTCGCCGCTTCCGAATTTGCCTTGTCAAGCAATTCCTTTAATCTCTCGCTGTTATCTTCCGGTTCAGGAATATCCATAGCCTCCAACGCTGCGAGTTTTTCCTCCGCGGTCATGTTCTCATAACCTTCGATTTTTGTTACATCAATTTTCATAACAAATTCTCCTTTGCGTTTTGTCGAGTTCTCTCTCGTTTTTCCGTTTTTACGTCTTTTACCTGACGTTTGCGATTTCGGTTTTCTCTAACCATTAAAAAAACGCCAACCGCCGAGTATTCCTCGGTAGCTGGCGTTCAAGACGCTCTTATTTCTATTATTTTTTTCTTTGTGTCAAAATACACTTTATCATCTTTCCTACAACGCGGACATCGGACCTCGCCTTTGCCATCGAAATATCCGAGCAATCGTCCGCAAACAGGGCATCTTATTGGTGTCATAAAATTACACCTCTGCTTTAGTTTTCTTCTTCGGCTTTCCCGCCGGCTGTGGTGTCTGTTCCACTCTCTGAGGTTCCGGTGCTTTCGGGGCCGGTGCCTTTCTTGTTGTCACCTTGTACTTCACGTTTTGCCGCCTCCTTTTGGTTTTCTTCCCACCACTGCTTACTCTGCAAATATGCACCCTCCGGATCGAGGAACATACCGCTATGTAAAAACGCTAATTCCGGATGAATTCTCGGATTATTCAGCATCGTAGTAAGCACTTGGCTCTTGGTCTGTAAATTATCGTAATTTCTTCTCGAAAATTTTATGTCGATATCGCGTACATTCAGGTCAATGCCAACCATATCCTTCAAAATCCTTAAAACAAGTCTTAAAAACTCTTTTTCGCTTCTCTTAAACTCGTTTTCAATGGATTTCATCTGTGCTTCGGCAGATTCCCAGCCATCACGCATTATAACAGCGCTTCCGGTATCGCTTGTGCTACTGCCACCGTTT